TAACCTCTTTAAAGTCAACGAGTTAGCCTCTGTTCTCTTCATGCGAGGTTCTGTCCTATAGAGACTATAGCACATCTAAACCTCAAAGTCAAGTGTCCTCTTTTTAGGACGCTGTGTAATTTTTTCTTTATTTCTTATTAATATAATATAATATATAAAAATAATAATAAAGAAAGAACAAGAACAAGGAAAAACCCCGACCTACCCTAACCTATACCCTCCCCCACAGAAAGGCCCAAAACAGCCCTAAACCCTTGATTTTATTGGGGTAAACCTGCCTAGGAAACGTGTTTAAACGTCCATCCACAGCCGTTAGCTTGCGATAACCTGCGTAGATAAGCGGTAATAGCCGTCAACGTGTTTAGCCTGCTACAGACGATTTGATTAACGAGTTAATAGAAACAAAAATAGCCAAGTTACTTAGGTTAGTATGCCTACTAATCCTTTTCACTTGGCTATCGTGAGCCTCAGCACAGTTTGCAGTCTCTAACTTGGACTGTGCTTACCTAGAAGCTGAGACTAACTCCTAGTTCTCGTTACGCGGTTAAGATTAGAGTTTAACTTAATGCCTAATCCTAACCGCCGCACTAAGCCTAAAATCTATTTATACTCGCTTAGTCGAGTTAGTAGCTAGAAGAGATTACTTCTTAGCTTCAAGAGCCTTGACGATACCGGGCTTAATCAAAGCCACAGCATCCTCAATTGAACTAACCGTAGCAGTTGCATAATTACGAACTGCCATACGGAAATTCTTTTGAATCTCTTCAGGCCAAGAGGCTTCAACGAATTCCGCAATTGGGTCACTTGCAGCGGTATACTGGCTAGAGTTATAGCCGTCTACCAGAAACGAAACGATTAGCTTCTCATCTTGAACCTTAGTCAAGTCCATGAATTCAGAAAGAGAAACTGGCATTGTCTCAGGATGCGATTCATCGAATGCTTCCCAAGTAACAATCTGAGGATTCTTACCGCGAGTCTGACCCATTCGGAGCAAGGTTCCTTTAGGATACTTGCCGTCTACCTTACGCTTTTCGTTAACCGCGTCTACCTCAGTCTGCTTAGCGGCAAGCGTAGCTTCTTTAGCGGCAATCTGGTCTTCTGACATTTTGTGTCTCCTTTGTTGGACAGTTAATCTGTCTCAACCTTGTAGAACCATTCTAACATAGGCTCTGAGAATTGTCAAGAGAATAATTTGTCCTATCCTGATGACAATTCCAAGAGGCTAGTTAATGACCTTAACAGAGTCTACCTTAATAGCCTGCCTAGCTGTCGAGTCTATTCTAAGTAGAAAGGATACAAGCCTAGCGATATCCTCAGGCTTAGGGTAATCCTCAGGCGTTAGAATGGTTAAGTTAACCTCTAGTCTGATTTCCATGTTCTTAGCTCCTTAGAAACTATAACGGCTATCATCACGATAGCTAAATACGTAACCTTGATTGACTACCTCATAGATAGTATCATTGATTCTAACGCCTGTAAGCCTGCGTTCTTTTGTCTCAATCAACTGGAACCATCTAACATTCTCGGCTATCGGATGTTGCATTTGGTCGTATTTATGAAATCTATCGTAACAGTAAACAATTACAGTTTTGTTATCCTCGTTGAAGTCTCCACAGAAATACCAATTCCAATTAATTCCGCTGTCAAGTATTGTCCTAGTCATTGTCTACTCCATATCCGCGTAATAGTCGGCCGGAACTGTTCTAAGGATTCTCTTACACGTCCGGTGTCTCTCTGTTCTATCGCATCCTATTGCATTGACTACAGAGATATACCCGTTAATCATATCTCCTAGGTCATTGTCTAGAATCCTAGCAGGCTTGCGGTTAAGGCTGTATTGACTCGGAATGGTGCCACAGCTAGAGCACTGAGTTTTCTTGACGTGGTTAACGCCGTAACATATCTCGCATTCGTAGGTCATTTGGTTATCCTTTGAACCTGAATAAGTCTGCTTTACCTACTGCCGCTATCTGAATAGCGATATGTGCAATCTCCCTAGCTGGCATTGTTCCGAGGTTGTTCGCATACCTGGTAAGCATACTGATATGGGGAAGTAGACCGCGCATCTGTCTAAGCATACGGGACTGAGCCTGCCAATACTTAATTGAAGAGTAACGCATACCGTATTTGTTTATCATTTGATGATTAGACACTAGCTCTAAAAACTTGTCAAGTTATTTCTTTACTAGCCCGGAGATTTAACATCTGTCATAATCTAGCCTGAGACAGCCTGAGTTAATAGACTATGGGGGTATATGCCCGCTTTATTATTTGAGTCCCGTCTACTTTCACGCCGGGGAATGTCAATCTCACTCTAGTTAATAAATAAACAATAAACGAAAAAATAATAAATAAAAATAAGAAAAAGAAACGAAAATTTCGGATGCGAAGATTTCGGATCGTTTTGTTATGATTCCTTGAGGGAAATAAGACTTTTCGGACTTGACTTTAGATAGGGAGGGAGGGTATAATCTCGCGGAAGACCGGGTTCCTGGGAGAAATAGTTAAATGTTAATAGATCAAGACGAAGTAAATAAAAGACTTAATAATCCTCTTAATCTGATGAACAGAATGAGAGAAGGTATAAGTCCGCTTAAGAGAAATGGTATGGCTTTATTTATGCCGTCTAATGAGGTTAAGAAAGAAAAAGAAAGAAACTCAGATCCAGTCAAGACGACATTCAATCCTTTTGAGAAAAAGGAAACTGCCTTAGTTCCTGCAACAAAGACAACTCCTCTCTCGATAGTAAGTCAACAAACAAGATCTGAATCTTTATCTTCTACTACTGTTACAACTAATGATGTCATTGATGATAGTGACTCAAAGATTAAATTAGCTTTAGCTCATGATAATGCATTAGATCTATTAACAGCTTCAATTGGCAAACTGAAAGGGAAAATAGATAATGACGAAATTAAAGCGAGTTCTATTCCTTCAGTTATTGCGAGTGCAAGTAAAGTTATTACTGAGATTCGCAAAGAACGATTAGAACGAGAAAAGAACTCAGGTAAAGATGCTAATGTGCATTATCATTTCTATTGTCCCGAGCCTAAGAAGATTGAAGAGTATGATGTTATTGAAGTTAACGGATAAATAAAATGGAAATCACCAGACGCAAATTCTTCTTTTTTGGGTTAGCTGCCGGGATCGGTTTGCTGTTACCTGATAAGAAAATTCTAATTCCTGAGTTTACCTGGGATAAAACTCGAATAGATGTTATCTCTGAAACTGATATTATCGCGGCAGAATTCGATAGAATTATGCCAAACGTAAGACGATTATTTGAATCAGATGATTTGTTTTTCTCAACTCTTAAAAAGAAGACTGAATATATCTCACTGCCTTAATGCCTGATATCAATTCAGAGGGCAATGGCTTAATTAAAGAGATTAAGCCTACACTAAAACAGGAAGCCCTAATACAAATTCCTGATGAAGTCTTTGAAGCTCTTTACGGTGGAGCAGCGTATGGTGGTAAGTCATTCATTCTTACGTTACTCCCATTAATACGTGGCTGGTATAAATATCATGGGTTTAGAGGTATTATCTTTCGTAGGAAGTTTCCTGATCTTGAAAAAGAAAATATCAGGTTATCGAAAGAGTATTATCCTAAGACCGGGGCAGTATACAACGAAACTAAACACACTTGGTTTTGGCCAGCTTATAATAGTTACGTAGACTTCGGTCATATTCAACATTCAAAAGATATATATAATTATGACTCGTCCCAGTATAACTATGCCTTCTATGATGAATTAACTCACTTTGAGCAGGGTTCGTATTTCTATATTGTAGGTTCAAGAGTTAGACCTTCTTCTGCTGCGTGTAATATTGCAGTAGTTCGTTCCGGCTCAAATCCTGGCGGTATCGGACAGACCTTTGTATATAATCGTTTTGTTAAACCTTGTGAGACTGGGTTCAAATTAATACGCGATAGCAAAACGGGATTAAAACGAATATTCATTCCAGCTTTCTTACAAGATAATCCATATGGTCTTGAGTATGATCCTGATTACGCTAATAAGCTTGAGCTACTTCCTGAAGCGGAAAAGAGAGCCAAAAAATATGGTGATTGGCACGCATTCAAGGGTAGTGTCTTTACGACCTTTAGACCGATACGATTTCCCGGTGAACCAAATAACGCATTGCATGTTATTGAATCATTTACTATTCCAGAATGGTGGCCGAGGATATTGTCAATTGATTGGGGTAAGAGAGCAATGTGCCATGCAATGTGGGCAGCTATCTCACCAGATAAAAGAGTATACGTTTATAGAGAACGCGCATGGCGGGGTAGAGATATCCCTTTCTGGGCAAGTGAGATAAGAGAATTACATGATGAATCTAATGAAACTATTACATATACTGTTATTTGTGGCAGTGCTTGGCAAGAACGCGGAACTGAAACAGTTGCGGATCAATTCCAGCGTTATTCCGGACTGGTTCCTAATTCATCAGAGAACACC